ATGTTGTAAGCATGACCAAAGCAATCCCGATTTGTTGTCGTATTAGGCAACGTGATGGTCTTGGAGAAAGACCCCCTTCGCTTGGTGATGTCGGCAATGTCCTCCACCGAAAAGGTCAGGGCGATGTCAATCTCGCCCATGGTATCGAGGACGTAGGGAACCTCTGCGTTTGATTCGTTGAGAGGGTAGGCAATTAGCGTAACGCTCATAGGATGTTGTTCTTGTAAGCCACGGCAACCTCGACCTGCAACTGCGTGAGGCGGTCGTTCCTGCGAGTAGTGAATTGGTAAGTGTTGGCGTTGACGATAGCCTCGACTAACTGCCCATCCAGTTCAAGCCATACCTGCCCGGACCTGACCATCTCAATCAGCCAAGCGGATTCGGCATCGGTCAGCCAGTCCGAGTTGAGGGCGTAAACGTAGTCAAACTCACCTGCCCACACCTTGTCGTAAGTGGTAGTCGCATAAACGTCCGAATTATAGCCGAACGTCTGCCGGGTAATGTTGGCCCGCTTGCGGTTCTTCAATGTGAAGACATACGCATCAAGCCCGCCCCACTTGTTTTGGAAGTGAACCGGGATGGAGTTAAAACGCTCGCAAAGACCCTTCGTATAGGTGTACTCTTGCCCGAAGTTGTCGTAGTTGTCCTCGTATAGTTCGTTGAATCGTTCCTCCAAGCAGAATGAACTTTCGGCTGGGTCGGCTCCATCCGCATCGCAGCGTTGGTTAAAGTCGTTCCAAGCGGAGTCCCCGAAGGCGATGGTGTAGTATTCGCCTTCATTGGACGGGAATAGGTACTCACCGCTGAACCCGTCGCTGGCTTGGCCCGAAGTCAATGCCCGGATATTGGACGGCCCTGCACCGAAGCGGACGACTTGCTGCACCGCTGGTTGGCCGTTGTTGACCGTGTAAACCCGTGTAAGCGTACCCCCGGCCGTGTAATACCGAATGAGGGCTTTGTCAAAGTTGGCTGTCGTGGTTCCCTTCCCTTGAGCGAGCCACCTCGCCTCGGTATTGGAATGCCATACGAATCGGGTCGGGGTGGTCAAAGCCAAACTACCCAAAAGCGTACCCGAAGGGAATCGAGTCGCAGAATTGTAGGACTGGAACTCTAACTGCTCCAAGTTCCCCGCAAACCCCATGACCCCGCTGACGGTGGTAACCGTTCCCGTCTGCACGGCTGGCGTGTTGCCGTATTCGTCGAAGAAATCTAAGCGGTATCCCGAATAGTACCCCGAATGATTGCTGAATGCGGTCTGCGTCAGCGATGGCTTGGTCGGTGCAATAAGGGTTTCAACGACCTTGGCGACATCGAAGAATCCTTGGTTGGTAATCGGTAATTTATCGCACTTTAGCCGGGCGTATGTACTCCCTGCACTGTCTTTGACATCGCAAACGAATCGGTAATTAGGCTGGGCTATTTGGTCGCTGCTGACCTTGAAGAGCATCTTGTTGTACACGGGGGTTGCTACGAGAGGCGACCCGGAAAGGACTGTTACTGCCATTTTATAGTTTGGTTGCTACGCTTATGGATTTGCCAAGGGTTTCAGCGATTGTGTTCACCAAAACGTCTATCATTTCGGGGGATAGGGCGTTAGACATGAAGTTCGTGGCCCGTGTTCCTCGTTGGAATACCCAATAGGCAACAGACCTGCCATCCACCAATCCCTGCTCCTGCTTCGTCCGCATCCGCTTGAGTTCACGGGAATAGGTTGGCACAACGGGTTTTTCCTTGTTGGCTATCCAATCGGCCATGGCTTGGGCAGGTGGGAACTTGTCCCGATATTGGAATGGCGACCTTGGAGCCTTTACGCTTGACGTTTTGCCTCGCACCCCTTGGTCAACGTACTTCCAGTAAGGGTTCGCCATGATAGCCACCACGATTTGCTTTGCTGAAAGTTCTATGTCTTCGGGGGTGATGGATGCCGATAGCGTTCCCCCTGCGTTGGCGTTGGCTGCTTCGAGGTTCTTCTTCGCAAGTTCGATGACCCGTTCAATCCACTTGACCAGCACGTCGTGGGTTGGCGACTTGCCTCCACCTTTGGGTCCGACGACTGAACCAATCCCCTCCAAAGCGGTTTCGTCGATGCCCTTCATCGAACCGCTGCCGAACTTGCCTACGGGCTTGCCATTGGCGAGGATGGTTGTTTCCATGTGGGTAAATGTCCCCCGTGCTGGAATGTGTCTATCTGCGCCTCGCTCGCTCCGCCTCCATCCGTTCGGCTTCCAAGATGTCGTGAATCAGCAGGGCATAGTTCAGGAACTCCACCGCCTTCATCGCAAAGATGGCATCGAATTTCAGTACGTCCTTGTTAGCCATCCTCCAAACGACCATGAGCCATCCGTACCCTGCGAGAGGGCTTACGTCAGCCCCTCGGCCGTCTTCATCAGGTGCTTGGAATAGTCGCTCAAAACTTTCAAGTAGGGTTCGGAACTTAACAAAAAAAAACTGACAACGCCCCAAACGTCGCCCACCTTGGCGTACTTCTTCATCAGTTCGGCTCGCTCGGCATGGGCAGCCCCGTCGTACTTTTTCGGGAAGAATCCGAATAGACCACCCTCCCGGCATAGAGTCGCCATGATGCGGTGGAGGTTCTGCAACAACTGCTTCTCGTCGGTCGTGTTTGCGTCCATGAGTTCAATCAACTGCCCGGCCGTGAGTTCATCCGTGAAGACCGTTGGAATCCACCACTTGCCCCCTGCTTTGAACTTTCGCTTGTAACCCAACGCAGGCAATGCGTTCCACTCGCTTATGATGGCCTTGTAACGCTTTAGGACGCTCTTGGCGGACATTTCTCTCACGAGCGATATATCGACCCCCTCAACGATTGCGACGACTCCTGCACGCTTGTCGTAGTCCCCAAGCACGCTGCTGAACTCAATGGCTCCGATGCGCTGGAACTGGTCAATGGTCAGGTCTTGGAGTTTCATGGGTCAGTAGTTTATGTAGTAGCCGTATACCGCATCCCCAACGAGCAATTTCAGTTCGGGGTATCTCAACGCCATCACTTCGGGGGTCAGGTCGGGTTGCCAATGCGTTTCGTACACATTACCTTCCCATTCGCCCTGCCTGTACATATAAGGCACGGCAATCATGACCCTCTTGCAATTCATTCGGGTAAGCAGGTCCCTCGCCTCGTTAAAGGTTAAATGCTCAAAGACATCGCCCATAATCAGGTAGGTGTAGGCCGAAAAATCAAATTCACGAATATCCCCAATATGCAGGGTTTGGTAAAGGTCCTGCAAACCGAATCGGCTGACATACGGCTCATGAATCTCGATGCCGTCCATCTTGATTTCGGGAAGCAGCAGGGCGTAAGTTCCGCAACCGCATCCAATGTCAAGCACCCGGTCGGATTCGGTTAGAACCGAGCGGATATGGTTGCCAACAAAGTCCTTGTGGAACGGGTGTGAGTAGGGCATATTATCCGATTTGAAGTCCATCGGCTATCTTCTTGGCCGTGCTGGAGTGATTTGCTTTGTCAAGGTACTGCCGAAACTCCCAGTCCGACTCCATCTCTAAGGGGGTAATGTAGTAGGGCAGATGCCTGACCTCGTAGGGGGTCATCGTCCTCGCACCGCTAATGCAGACCTGATAGGTGTCGGCATGGTAGAAGGCGAAGGTCGTATCAACTGGAGCCAAGCGAAGGTTGCCATAGGTCGGTTGCTTGTGGTAGCGATGTTCAGCAGGTTGGAAGAATAGGGCGTTTTCGGGAATGTCGTCAACACGAATGCCGAGGCCAATTTTGTCCTTGACGTTGAACTGCACCCCGTTGAAGTCCTTGGCTTCTTCGTCCCGGTAGATGTAAGGGTAGGAAGGCGAATCGTACCAAAGTTCACGCATTCGCACGATGGTGTCGTCAGGGCAAGCCGAAAGGTCAAGGTCGGGGTCGGTTACGATGTAATCGGGGTAGCCAAAATCGGCTTTGATGCGTTTGTCAAATCCGAGCCTCCATGCCACAAGATGTCCCAAGTTCTGCCCGGTACGAACTACCGAAACGTCCTCATTCCCCTTTAGCGAATCGTACCACTCCAAGGTCGGGCGGTAAGTTGAACCGTTGTCAATGATAATGATAGGACCGCATTCCTTCATCCGTTGCAGTTCCTTGACCATTGCCTTGGGCCAAGTGAAAAGATTAAAGTTGGTAATGAGGATAGGGACCTTCATACTAAAACGTGATTACAAACTTTTCGGGACCCGGCCATCCGGGGTTGGAGTCGTGAACCTTTGTATCGGGCTTCTTGCCAATCCAATGTTCGGCTTGCCACCTCTGCTTGCGTTCCGGCTCACCCAGTTCCTTGATGTGGGATGACTTGGCCCACCAATAGGTTCCACCAAAGTAGGGGTAGCCGTCGGGGTTGTTTGAGTCAGCCATGTGAGGGAACTGCTCCTTGGTTATCCAATGACATCCCACCGCATCCACGCCTTCCAGCAGTTGAAGGCAGCGTTCCCAAGCGACCACATTGAAGAAGGTCATGCTTCGATTCCAAAGTTGGTTGATGAGGGACGGGTCGCTTGCCCCCTTGGTGTGAGCGTACAGGTACACGGCTTCCTCTTCTTTACTTGACAGGTACATGTGCAATAGCGTCGCCTGCTCCCAAGCATTGGTCCGGGTAATTACGACCCTGACCTTATCGGCAACCATTGACCCTTCCAGCACCTCCTTGACCGCCTTGCGTTGTTCGGGTGGACCGACGATGCCGACACGGATTTCGTCCAAGACCCCGATGAGGCCATAGTTGCAGACCGCCATCATGTGCTGGTTCAGAATTAACTGCCAGTTCCCTCCGCAATAGATGTGGTAGTAATGGATGACTTTCATAAAGTCCAAAGGAGGGTTAGAAGGGTGAGGATGAAGAAAACGGCTGCAAGCGTCTTGCCGATTTCGATTAGCAGGTCAAGGATGCGTTCGGGGTTCATGCCTCAAAGTTAAACCACAACATACTTCCCTGAGTTACTGACCCGTAACTTGTTGAGTGCCACATACCGCATCGCATCGCAGGCGTGGTTGAATGAGTCTATCGGGACCCCTGTGTTCTTGCCTTCCTTATCCGTAGCCCAAGTGTAGGACCGCAGTTCCTTGATGAGGTTGGTGCTATCCTTGGTTACCTGCAACTTGTAGCGTTTCAGGATATCTATCCCGTTCCTGACCGAATCGGGGCCTTTCTCCGCTGGCTTGATGTTGAAGCCAAGTCGGTAGATTTCTTCGATGGACTTCGGTTCGGCTGAATCCGCAACTATCTCCCAAGCCCTTGTGATGCCCAGCGTCCGCAACTTGTCTGCGATGTCTTGGTTGGTAAGGCCCGTGGAGTAGAGCAGTTCCTGAATCAGCAGGCAGTCCCCTTGGCGGTAGATAGCGACCAATGCCGTAGGGTCGTTGCTAAAGCCCCAGTCAAGCCCAAGGGCGACGAATTTCGCACGGCTGACATCGATACCCTCCACCACCTCGAAGTCCTCGTATATCGCACCCTGAAGCGTCCCGACTTGACCGAGGCCGTACACCTTCCACCAGTTCGCCCAGTAAGCAGAGGTTTCGGCCTTGGTGCGGTTTAGTTCGATGTCCCGCTTGATGGTATCAGGCAGGGCCTCGTTGTCGTTGTAGGTAAGGATGACCAGTTCTGCGTCCTGTTCGGGCAGGACCTCGGTATGCGCCCAAAACTCATGCGTCGGGTTGAAGTCGATGTAGATGGCCTCGCTGGTACGAATGGCGAGTTGGTAGTAGGATTCAAAGTCAATGTTGTTGGCCTCGTTGATGTAAACGACCTGCCTCCTTGCCCCTCGGAGCCGTGCCTCGGAATCAGCCGAAAAGAACTCGATGACCGAGCCGTTAGCGAAGTTGTAGGTCAGCAGGGTCTTGTTCCATCGGTCTGCGACCCATCGGCCCGTCCATTGCATGACCTTGGCGAAGTCCTTGATTGCACCCCTCCGTAGGTGAGGGATGGATTCGGAAACTACCGATATCTCGGTTTTCTTCTTTGCTGCGATGTCTATGAGGACCGCAAGGATGGCGAGGGTTTTCCCCGCACTTGTTCCGCCTTGGATGACCTTCTTCCGGGCCGTCATCCGACGGATTCGGCTGATAGCGGTCGTGTACTTAAAGTCCATCCCCAAACAGGGGTTGCTCGATGTGGACCGTGTTCTCCTGCTTGTCAACCAAGCCAAGCAGACGTGAGGCAATGTTGGCCGAGTAAACGCCAGCACTTGAACCCTCCAGCATATCCTTGTCGCAGGTCAGCCTTATGCGTGTAATGATTGGGGAGAATGTCTTGTGCAGGTCCGTAGTCCCCTTCCTGTAATCCGAAAGGTCATAGCAAACCCCATTCTCTGCAAGCCATCCTTCAAAGCCTCGAAAGGTAATCGGACGCTCTTTGTCCCTGTAAACCATGACCCCATCCTTGCCGACATAGTCCTGCACCCGGTAAGGGTTGGCCTTGTTCTCGGCTCGGTACTGCTCAAACGCAGCCCATAGTTCTTCGGGGGTATTCCAAAT